TTATCCCAGTAACATCAGCAAACTCAGCTTGAGTTAACCCTTCACTTTTCCGTATCTCTTTCAGTTTTTTTTCGTACCCACTTGACATGGTGGTCTCCAGACGACTAAATTAACCCTAAAAGTCGCCTAGAGACGACTTTTAGCAACAAATAACCACAGACTGAACAGGTTATCACATCATGACAAAGCTCTTGAACACATACGAGCAAGCGGATTTTGAGCGTTTGGCGGCGTTCTACCCATACCGCGATGAGCATGGATTACCGGTACTCGAAGAAAGCCTGAAAGATTACGCGAAGCGTACCAATCAAACTGTTAATGCAGTGAAAAGGCAGGCTGACAGAGCAGCCCTTCCCATCAACCAAGAAGAAAAAAACTCAAAACGTACAGTAAATCTCTTCGCAATTTTCCTGAAAACCATCAGAAACGCAGAGAAATACGTGCAGATGACAAAATAACGAGGTGTCATTTTATGCTGAAGCAACGCCGTAATTTTCGTACCGAAACGGAACGCCAAGCTAACCGTTTCGCTACCAGCGCATCACGCAGCAACATCCGCTACAGCCTGAGCGAGACGCACGCAACGCCAGATG